TGTGAACTTGAGAATGAATTGATAATACCCGAACTCTTGACTTCTGACCAGCAAAACAAACTGACATTAAACTATGGAAAGTACAATATTAGATTTACTAACAACATCATTAATAGCCACTCTTTTGCTGCTGCTTCTAGACGCTGTGAGGAGAGACATTTACAATCAAAGTTAAATTTTTCTGAATCACATGAATATAATGGGCTATATTACTCTGACATAGGTGGAAACTTTGCAGCCAATTTTAAACAGGATTTGAAGTCAGTGCATCATTGTTCACCTATATTAGATGTAGTGGATGCTAATCGTAATACTAATAGGATTAATCAAATTACTAATTTCGCCCGAGTTTCGACTCTAAGTACTGAACAGATCAAACATTTTCAGAATATTAAGGATATTAATGATGGTGTTTGTACTTCTACGGACTTTTTGTGTAGAAACAAAGTACAGAACTGCAATGTTAGGACTCCATACGGTTTGGCTCTTCAATCTCTTTACGATATTGCACCTATAGATCTAGTAACCGGTATGTATAATAAGGGTATGACTAGTGTTGTTGCATCAATGATGTGGGACCCCAAAATTCTTTTGTGTAGATCCGGTAGTATTGACAATTTGAATGTACAATGGAGAATATGTAAAACTGAAAATGACCAAAGAACAGCCACTTCCGAGTGCACCAAACCTACTATAAGGTTTTATTTTGTTAAGGATTCGGCTTTGGCTTACGAACACGATCTATCTACATATATTGCTTGGTTTGTTTCTACAGTCATAAATGGTCCTTGCGGTTCTGTGTTTGTTATTGAGTTGTTGGAAGAGATAATGAACATACAATATATAAGGATCAATAGAGTTGACACTAGATCTGTTGGTATTAACAGACCAATTAGTGTACGTAGATGGACAAACTTGGAGGACAAAGTTATTTTGCGTTGGTACCTTTCTTATCTAGATAATGTGAACCCGGGAATGGCAAGAAGATTGGAATCTTATTATTCTAGTTTTGTAAAGAAGAACAGGATGAGTTTGGGCACAAATTTTGAATTTTCTACTGGAACGACATATGAACAAATTCTTCAGGATGCTAAGCGATATTCTGTTGGTTCTAAGTACGTTGAAATTTCCTTTTTAGTTGATAAAGACCTTGTAACTTCAGTGCTTGAATTCATTCTTGGTGCTGCGGATAAAAAGTTCATTCAACCGGAATGTTTTAATTATGCTAGAAGCAGATGTCACGCTATTTTGGTTGGAAAGGAGGTAATATTGAACGGTAAGGAAATGGATCCTAGACTCCTATTTATCCTTAGTCAGGTACTATATACTTATGCATGGATGTTTAAATACAATCATGGTATAGATATGCAAAATTTTATGGGTCTTGTGAATGAAAACAGA